TCAGAACTAACTTTTATTCTTAAACCCTTTTATATTATTTTTACATAATATAAAAGGGTTAAGATTTTAGATTATATATTATATCTATAATTGCGGGTACTAATTTGTTAGATAAATGATAGATTTGATTTCCCTTCACTAAATTCCAATTCTTCCAAGAAATCTTCTAAATTAGAGCCTTTCTGCATTTCCCTCTTTATTAAAAATTCAGTCTTTATTTTAAACCTATTGAACATAGAGCCCCATGGTTCAACTCTTATGTCTGGCAAGCTATTAACAAATCTTAAGACTTTCGACCAGTTTATTTCCCCTGAGGCTGGATTTGACATGAATGTAAGTGGTATTTTGAATAGATGGAACTGCCTGTCCATTCCTTCTGCAATCATTGCAATATGGAAAGCATTTTTGATAGAAGTAGACCATTCATTTGTCTCTAATAGGTCAATCATAGATACAATTGCATTTAATATGCCTAAATTCTTTTTTGAATATAATCCATCATCACAAAATGTGAAAATTTCTTCAATTTCTTGCTTCCCCCTCAAAATCATTTGCCGAATTGCATTTTTGTATGTCATATGAGTCTCACCTTTTTTGCTATATTGTATAGTAAATAGGGGTATAGACTCTATCTCTTCTGATATTGTGAAATCCATGATTTCATCAGACAAGAACAATGGCTCCTCATCAATTTCACCATTACAATTTAATATTCTACAGAATGGTAAGATACTATTTTTACATAAGTTGTCAAAATCTAAGTTAAGTAGTTCTTGTGTATGCATTAATGATGTTATACTTATTATCCCCTTTGTAATGTCTGGCCCATTAAAAAAGTGCATTTTAGACATATGTGCTTTCTTTATGGTTGCATACTCTTCAGGTTTAATTAACAGTCTTGCCATATAGTAGTTAACCATATTCAATGCTGGAATATCTTTTAATGATATTATTCTGTCAATCTCCTGTATTGCAGGTATTACTGGGCAAACGGGGACCATTCTATTGTGCTTAATTCCTCTTAATGCTTCACCTTCTCTATTTCTTCTCATAATATGTTCTATAGTTGATATCTGATAATTATACTTATTAGCCCTTTTCTTCTGGAAAGTTATATAATAATTGACATTTTCATCGATTAAGACTTCCTCCATATATTCAAACCTTAACCCGTGTTTTGAGTTTAGTAATTTATTCCCAGCATGGAAGATAGTATTAGGATGGAAGTTAGGGACTATCAATTCTGCTATTTTTAGTGTTTTATCTTCACCAACTATCCTTATAGATCTCATATATCCAGTGATTGTTAAGTCAATGATACCAGAATTGAGTGTCCTATTTGTCTGCCAGTTGTTCCAAGATACTCTTTCATCTGTTTTCAATGCATCATATTTATTTAAGTCAGACTGAGTTAATTCATTGACTCTAAATAGTAAGGGTAAGAAATTTATTCTTGCTGGGCTATTGAGTATAACATTTAGCAAATCTTTAACTTTAATATTCTTATATCTATAATTTTCAATCACCTGTACAATAAATGACTGCCTTGATGTCCCTTCAATAAAATAATCTGCAAAATGTGTCAAAGCTCTAAAGCATTCATTAGCAATTATTTGATCATGTGTTGAGTGTTGTAAAACATGCCCCTTTTGATTTCCTGCTATAATATGTTTTAAATAGTGCATTGTGTACCATTCCTTATCTGATATCGTGTTCCCTTGTATTAAAGTGCAGAAATCTAATGCTGTATATGATTTCATTGGCAATATAAATATTTTAACTTTGTGTTCTGTAGACTTTATATAATCATAACAAACTTGGTAGACTTTCGTTAATTCTCTAAGATGATGGATTCTTCTTTCTGTCTCTGTTAAATTAGCTGGGAGATTTTCTAGTCTTTCCTGGAATTTTTCAAGTATCCTAGTTTCTCTTAAAAATTCTTCTAAATGATATAAATCTTTTTGTAGTTCTAGCTGTTCTACTCCATGTATTTCTAGTGTATTTTTACTAAAAGCTTTTAAGACTAATGCAGGTGAGTGATGAATTAATTTCATGTTCCTGAATTCAGGCATCTGACATGCAGATAGGCCAACTCTTTGCTGTGGTGTCCCTTGCATGCATAATAATGCTGTGTTTGCCGCAGTAATTAACAAAGGATCATTGATAATGCAATGCTTATAAACGATAATTATATCTTCTAGAGTTATATTCAGATTGTTTAAATCAGAAACTAATTGTCTATATGCTTGTGGATATGTGAGCCGGCCTATGGGAGTTGCTTCCTCTAATATCATATCTGTTTCTGACATACTTGTTAGCTTATCAAATATGCTACTGTAATCAATTATAGGCTTATGTGAAAACAAGATCTGTTCTATAAATAGCTGAGCTGGACTTTGGATTGATAAACTTTCCTTAAATCGTTTGGAATTGTATCTATATAGTATACTATTCATATATTCCACTGAACTTTCACCTTTTGTGACTAAGAGTTCTGGGTTCTCTATCATATAGTCTAGATTCTCAATATGAGCATTGTCATTCAGTGACAATTTAAAATCTAAATATGATATTAATCTATTTAAGGCTCCAATTGTTGTAAACTTTCTTGGTGTTAACAACGATCTACTCCTCATATCACTAGTTTCACCAAAGTTGGTATCAGATGTAATTTCTGTATCTAAAGCTAAGAATCTAAGTAATTTTAATCTAAGTACTTCTGATTCTGTCAATTCTGCTTCTTGTATTGCAAGGATTTGAGTTTGGACATCTTCTTTCTGCTTATCTATTGGGACTAGTTTTTTCAAAAGCTTTATTAGAAACCAAAGGTTCTCAGATTCTAGTCCAACTAGTGCTATTAAATACAATGGTGCATTTAATAGTCCGTTTAATTCAACAGGTATATCAAATCTGTTTCTACTTGGGAAATATCCTATAGGAGAGTTAACTTGGTCATCTAACATATTATATGTCAGATGTGTTATCCAATGGCTGCATGAGATTGCCAACCAAGCTAGACTTGGAGGACAACCATGTTTCACACTTTGTTGCGCTGCAGACAGCCTACTTGCAAGATCTTCATATGGACCTATGTAAGCACAATCACCTACACTTGGTAAGAGGAATCGACCATACACAGACATAGGTTCTCCATGTATGTTGAATAATGATACAAATTCTTTAATGTTGTGAGTTAAGTATGTTTTCTTCATATTTGCTTGGCATCCAAATGTCAAACACACTGTTTCAAATGTTTTTAAGCCATGGTTAATTAATACAGATTCTTCTATCTTATTTTGAACATATGTAATCGATGTCTGATTATCATCTGAATGAACCATGGAATTCACTAATACATCTCCATCTAACAAGTAAGAAACTTCTTTTAAGATATCTTTAAAAACAGACATTGCACATGTATGTATGTAACTAGAAAGATAATTGAAATTCCCCTGTAGCCAATTTCTTCTAATATTGACATAATTTTGATGTAAAAAATCCGTCCCTTCTAGTATTATGTCATTGTTGTATGTTTTTTTCTGATCCAAGATATTACCTATCAACTCATCTGGCAGAACTAAGACTTTTTGTAAATAATTACACATAAAGAACAAAATCCTATATTTCTCTTTAGGATATAGTATGGGATCCATAGCTATTAACCAAAAGTATTTGTAGAATACATCTTGAGCACTCCATTTTGACATATCAGCATTGATTTCCATTTTGAGGGCTTTACATGGGTCACCTTTTAAAAACTTATCTTTGGTTCTTTCTACTATGAATCTTAATTCTTGTTCTGCTTTCTGTTCTAAGATTTTAAGTTTTGCATCACCAGGCTCACTTATCATTTCATCTGAATTCAATTTACATCGCTCTTTTGCTATCCTTTCTACTACATACATACACATTTTAGCTTCAAATTCTCCAACAAAGATTTCTCTATCTTTTGCAGTCTTCTGACCTTTATTAAAAAAAGTGAATGTAAAATCTGTGTGTGTTTTCATCATATTTAGAGCTTGCTCTATAAATGGTTTATCAGTTATTGTCCCATTCTTTAAAAGTTCATATAATCTATCAAAAACTTTTGTTGACATTATGTCTCTATAGTTAGGTATTACTTGGATTATTTGTTCATATTTTGCATGAGTTGTCTCTAATTTGTCAAGCTCTTCTGTAATGAATAGTGGGTTTGAAACTCTATACTTTTTTTCTGCAGAAGTGGCAGCCTTTTGGGATTTTTTTGACTGTTCAGTTTTCAATTCTCTAAAATTTCCTCTTTTTATACATGATTTTGAACTTGTGAATGTACTAATTGTTGTTATACTTCTTTTGAAGTTGTTTCTATTCTCGACTCTATTTCTTAAATGATTGTGCCTTGACGTGTCTAATATTAAATTTTTTGCAATAGAATGCAATAGAATATTTAAATTTACATGCTCTTTAATAGGTGTTTCAGACCATATTTCTTGGGCAATCTTTCTCTGCTCAAGCTCTATTTCGATTACTGTTTTAGCTAGATCAATCATCACATGGTGCTTTTCATGAAGACCTTTGGCATTAAAATAGAATGGTAGGTATATTTGTGAAATATACTCTTTTAGACTAACTAACCCATTAAACCATATAGACTCTAAATCTCTATCATCACCTGCACCTTTTTGGGTTATATCATAATCAGATAAGAAAACATTGCGCAATTGTATCTTTTTGGACTGGTTGTTTGCTGTACTACAACCTTTCTTTATTAGCATTGTCATATAAACACTGAATAATGTTTTAGTATAGGGTGAGAACTTTTCTGCTATGTAATCTTTAACATGGCTGGACACAGCTAACGAATTCATAATCATGTATCTTGAAGGCTCTGTTAATGATAACATACTCTTTGTAATAGATAAACTAGTATAGAAAGTAAAATTTAAAACATCAAAGAGGTTTATAGACGGATTATTATTATACATTAGTATTGCACTCAATATAAATAACCCAGGTGAAGAGACAATCCTCTGACACCTTTCCTTGTCAAGTCTGATCGCCTTTGAGATGGAAATATAACCCCCAGTATTCATTTTTAAGGTGGTATGCAAACATCCTGCGTCAAAGATACCTTTCTCTTCCTTATGAATTGCTATAGTGCAAAACACTACAGTTGCTCGCTTAGTTTTTATATCAGAAGATGGGAAAACTAAGGCATAAACAGAATCATTGGCACACATTGCAACCCTAAATGTGTTATGCCTATTATATTGAGAGACAGACAATATGTTTCGCATTAAAGTGGAGATATCATTTATGCATCTCCAAAAATTAGTTTTTGAAATAATGTCTAATGTTTTCATTGTTTCAATATTAGTCTCAGTTATTTGTTCTCTATAATTATCTATAATAGGGTGATTTACAGTAAATTTTGAAAATTCTTGTAAATATTTCTTATTCTTATTCACCATAAATGTTGCTGCATCTTGAACCTGCTTATTATTGAAATCTAAGATACGTGGTTTTTCTATTTCTATATCATCTGCAGTTTTCTTATTGAACCTTTTATGGCCACCTATGCCAAGGAATTGCTTAAAGAATTTCTGACGTTCATTTGCTTTAAATAACTCATTAGGTAATACAAACTGTTGTTCCCATAAAACTAGAGCATTCCCTATCTTTACAGGTTCTAATTTTTTATTTTCTATCTTTTTCCCTGTTGATCTAGTAAGCATTTTCCTTTCCAAACATAATGATTCATATTGCCCAACTTTGTTGTCTATATCCATTGACTGTCCTATAGCTTTTAATGTTTCTGTTATAGTAGAAATATCTTTGATTGATTTCAAACTATTTGACAAGAAGATCAATTTAGAAGTTGAATTTGAGAGCTTCCTATCTGCTGCTTCAGCCCATATAAAATGAACTGAAGGCTTTTGCTTTGAAATGTCTGTTGTTATTTCCCTTTCTGATTCAATACGACTTGACATGATTTCCCAACCTTTATCAATCTCAGATTGGGTTGGTCTCTCATAATTCCCATCAAAAATAAAAACATTTTTTGCATGTTTCCTGACATATTCTTCATAATATCTTTTTGTATAATCTTTTATTAAATGTAATTGGCTATTCCATCTTTCAGCAGAGTATGCACTAAAGTCCATTGTCTTAAAGAAAAGCTCTTGGAAAGGTTTTGGCATTGAGGATATGAAGAAGACAAATTCTGGATGCTCAAATATCTCTGGTGTCATATCATAACACCATGGAGCAGTTAGTGTGAAGTCCCCATGTGCTACTTTAAGCAAGAATTCTTCATCATCAGCAAATTTTAGATACAAACTCCGCTTCAATTCTTCAAACCTAGAAAAATCCACATTTATAGGAATATTTGGAAAGTGTCTCATAAATTGTTCTCCTGTAACAAATAACTGGTTAGTGATTGGGTTAATTCTTATAATTGCTACTTCATAGTTAATTGGTATTTGCTGATTTATAATCTCCATGCACCTATTATACTTCTCGAGGGTTATTTCTGTAGTCTCATTAGTTACTGAAACTTTATAATCTATGATAATTATCCAACCATCAATCAGCAAATAATTGTCTGGGGTTATGTTAGGGATCTCAGTTGCCATAGGATCAAACCCTGGGATTGCATCTAACAATATGTCAACAAGCGGGACATCATTTCTATATTCAATTTCAAGTGAATCACATAATTGCCTGCCAAAATAATTATGTCGTTCTATCATTAAATCAACATCTATGTCTTTTCCTACTGTTGCATCTCTGGCTGTAGCAATTCTAGCTGTGAATTGTGCATATTTTTCTTCTTCCATTTTTATGAAAGTTTTTTCTGATAGGAGTACACTACT